TTCTTGAACTTCTGCACACGTTGTAGTTTGCGTGATGGGTCGTATGTCATACCCGTAATCTCAAACCCAATACGAGGTAAAGTTACTGCGGTCTGATTAGACAAAGAAGGGTCGTCATTCAAACGAACAAGGAACTTCTGCCGTGGACCATATGCAAGAGGAACCTTCATAGACTGTTGAATGGTTCCACTGTTGTCTTTACGAACAAGATGAATGTCATTGAAAAGTGAGCCGAAAGAAACGACTACCTTACGAATGGTTTCATGGTAGAATTGTTGTCCCAACATTACGATACTTCTCCTGCATCACCGAATGGATTTGATTCGCTGAAGTCTAGGATAGTGTCATCCAATTCATCGAACAGTTCATTCTGATTGACCTTATCTGTCACTTGGTCACCTACTATATAGTCCTCATTGATGAAGTATGATGCATCACCAGTATCAGCAGCGTTCTCAAGTAACAATGCACCACTGTCATCTTCAAGTGTGAACTGATAGGTGAGTGCATCCATTGAATCTGCATCTTCGATTGCATCAATTGCAGCAATGTCTGTGTCAAGAACTTCTGACCCATACTCGAACATACGACAACGCATTTTATATACTGGGTTGTTATCAAGTTGATGGAATGGTTCATCGTGGTCAACGAAGTTAATCTCAAACAGCTTACCAAGAATAGGATGGTAGATTGCATCACCTTCCTGCGGTCTATCTGCATCTGTAGAGTCTGCCTCTGAGATTAGATACCCACTCTCGTATGAAGATGAAATGTCAACCTCGTCACTGTCTAGTGTTCCATCTTCAAGTAGAATAGAACCAGTAAGAGTATCTGTGCCACTCTCAATTGTAAACTGCTTGGTTATATCTCTAAATCTATTTTTACTGACAATGAAAGTGACTTCACTAAGGTTCTGTAAACCAAACTGTGTCATCAATTCTCGTTCACCAGCATACCCACCACCAGAGTTCTCAACATACATCTCAATCTTTGCCTGAGTGTTGAACTTGGATAGAGAGTCTTCGCCAAGGAATGTATCCTCTGCTACAAGTGTGCGGTCAAGATAATAAACATCGTGACCGTAAATCTGAATTGCCTCTGCAATCAAGTCTGCATACAGATTTTTCTCTGTAGTAAGTGCATGTTGATTGTTTGTGTGAAATGCTTTATTGACTGCCATGTTTATCCAATCATGTAGTTAACTGGTAGTTCGAACGTAAGTTGAATCTGTTCTTCCAACTTATTCACTTCCTCTTGTGCCTGCGAATATATTTCTGCACCGTTCATAGTAACACCACCCAACATCTCAACACCATTAAACTTAGATAGGTTTGCACCCCACTGTCTTTTAATCAGTGCAGTTGCATATCTCTTAAGATACATATCATTGAACATATCTGTGAAACTTGTTGGGTCTAACTTTCTATAACACTCAATAATAATGTAATCCTCTCCAGCAGTAAAGTCATTTTCCCAATCTGCATCAATATAGAGTCTTTCTTGATGTTGATTAAATCTAATAGGAGTTTCACCAACAAGAATATGTTCCAGAAGGTCTAGATTGTCCATAGCCATCTTATACTGAATAACAGAGGTGGATGAGAGGTCAAACAAATCATTAAGACGTAACTGATAACGAACATCAAACATATTTGAACCACCGCCTGTATCTGTAAAGGGGAACACCTGTACAACAGATATTACAGAACTTGGAACAGGTATCCAGTTCTTTCCTTCCAACCAATCAGCAGTTATCGTTCCATCTACAACATCTGTGACTGAAGTTGTTGTATTGTCTCTTGCACGGGTAACATCTGCTTCAGTAATCAGATGCTTGAGATACATTCTCTCAACCCCATCGTAGTGATACTCTGCGAAGAATTGTAATGCCTCGTCAATACGGTCATCAACTTGGTCATCTGACACGTTAATGTCGATAACCCCATATCCAAGGTTCCGTAGACAATAATTCTTGAAGTCTGTTCTGGTAGAAGGTATTGCCATTAGAAGATTCCTTTTTTATATATTTATAACATTATGTATTGTGAGGTTTCGTTGGTAATGGATGATTGCCATAAACATTATGTCTAGTTTCTTTAACACTGTCTTTTGTGTAATATTTTCCGTATTTTCCCTCTTTCATAATTAAATCATCAAGTTCCTCTGCACTAAACCCTTCGTGTTTCTTTTTATTATACCATTCCCAACACTTACACTTAGAACATTCTCCACAAGGACAAATGGAAATCAACTTTTGTAGTTCTTGTGGTATTGATTCCCATGTTTGCCACCGACCCATAGGTTTCGTTTCACGACTCATTAGGGGCCAATCAATAAGAATATCTGTGTAATCTCTAAAAATAGAATGATCTAATCTAGTATATGGATTACCCCTTTCATAAAACTTTCCAATAGGTTCTGTAGTTTGAAAATACCAATTAGAGGGACTCCAATTATATGTATTATAACCCATGCATATCAAATCTACGTCATGCATTTCTGATAACAGTGCAATATTATATAATTTTGACCTTATGGTTTCTAACATGGTATCACTAGCACGATCTTCAAACTCTGCAAAACCAAAATCAAAATCACGGACGTTTTCTTTCATTACATCATCCGTAGTTTCAGTAAGAAGTTTATATAAAAGATATGTACTGTCTGAAGAAGAACTATTTGCCGCAAAAATTTTCATAGTCTTTCCACTCATGTGGTTTGTTTAGTCGATTAGTGAAATGTACATATTTAATATCTGGATGAAACTCTCCACCCATGTATATATAGTCATTACCCGTAAGTTGTTCATACTTCTGTGTCATGTTATAGTTCCATCGGTTAACACTGCCTGAAACTACATCGTCACTAACAACCCATCGTGTGAACCACTCGTTTGGTAATACAACAAGGTCCAACTGTTCTTTAACACTATCCTCTGATGAATGTCACTCATAAACTTGTCGTAGATATATCGACAGTCCTTTGGGTAGTATTTGAAGAACCCTCCATTGATGCGATACTCGTTGACATCGTTTCTCCACCATCCCGGCATAGCAACAAACTGTCCCCGTTCAATCGGATAGTCAAATATTTTCTCATAGTCGTTAATGAGAAGAACATCAATGTCCATCACACAGATAGGTTCGTCTGTATCCATCTGCATACCCCACATCTTATTCCACTGTAACGTTACCTTATCATGGTATGGCTCTCGTATCCAGATGATGTTATGGTTAGATAACTTTCTCTCTATATACTCTTCGTACTCTGGTCCATATTTGTCACCGATACGAACTGCTACGATATCCATTTATCATATCTCTGTTTTGTTGGAGTAAATCCTCGTAAATAAGTTCCATCTGCGTGTTTTAAAACATCCAGTAAATTATTATACGAATTGACCAATTCATCTAGAGTATAATATGCGTGTGACATGTGATAACAAAAGATATTAGTTGCGTCGAAAAACACAGTTTTTCCTTGAATTTTTTTCAAGAGTTTATCATAATCTGGTGATATAACATCCATCAACCAATATTCAATATCATAATCATCGTGCATTTTTTGTTCTAATTTTCTCAAATCTTCAAATGCAGGCATATCTTTCTTTGCATTTCTAGATGAAATAGAATCAGGCATTACCATATTGTGAGTGAGTCTTTTACTGTAGTAATTAATTTCCTCTAAAGACATGTTCATCTCTACAATCATTTGTTTTATATCCAAATTTTCTTGACAATAATCAAACAACACAACCTCGCCGTCAAACTCTAATCTGTCTACAATCAGTGCAGCACGTTGACCTGCCGTAGTAGAAAATATGATATCAAATTTTTCCGTAGGTAGTTCTCCAACTCTTTCTGTATTCTCTATATAAAACTGTTTCGTTATCCTTGTCATATATCTACTAAAATAGTAGTCTTTTAAATCTACATTATCAAGGTCTTTCCAAGATTCAGTTTGATGATCCCTATAGTATGAAAAAGACTTTCTTGATCTTTCATCATTAGTAAAATTCGTGATAGTAGGCATACCTTCAACATCAATCCACGGTGGGGTATAGTCATCATGGAAATTATCAGGGGATCGTTTAATAACATCATATCTATCAGACATGTCAGGAGCACCAATTTCTTTCCACATCTTCAAATTCAAATTCATATGTTGATGGTGAAAATATGTTTTGCGGTTTGGTCTTGCCATTATGTGTGCTTTGCAAAACTCACCACTCTCGACAAAATCATAGAAGTCTGTTATTGATGTTTGTCTTTTCTCTGGACCACCAGATACCATATCAAATACCATACCAACTGATACAATCATAGCATGGGTGTGATTACACTTTAAAAGAATATCATGAACTTCACTTCTATAACAAAAACGGACATCGTGTCCAGTACCCGAACCAGTTGCGCCACCAGAAACCATAAATGTTGTGGTTTGAGTTTGTTTCTCTATTCCAAAATCCCACTTTAGTTTATCTGGATAAACTACCAGAAACAACATATCTCTAAATCTTTTGTATACTTTGTTATTATATGTTTCACCTATCCATAGAGTAACAAATTCATCAAAACTATTCATCAATCTCTTTCAACACATCTTTACCAAACTGTTTTACGAGAGACTTTCTCATCAACTCTTCACGTTCTTTATTGAAACCACCATGCATGATAAAGTGATATCTGTTTTCATTCGAACTGTTTAGTGCTTCATGTTCCACACCGTTATCAAACCAGAAACCAGTGCAGTTGTCAAAGGGCAACTCTTCCTTTGTATCTGCTCGTCTTAGGTAACAGTTCTCTGGTTGATAGAAGGCAATATTGATTGCACCAGCAATGTTTCTAATTCTGTTCTCTCTTATTCTCTGTGGACTTGCATCGTTGTGTGCGTCGATACCAGCACCAGGCTCTAGTAACATGAAACGTAGACGACGATAAGATTTGTGAGGAAACTCTTCTAACCACCTCTTCGTCTCTGGACACACTTCAACAATCTCTGTCCAACCCCACTCAACGTCTTTCTCTCGCAGTCCATGACCCTCTGGGTTCTTGGTGTGAAACCAACCCATGTCTAGGTCTTTACCTTTCTCCACAAAACTGTGAATGGATGCAGACTTCCAACCACCATTTCCACCATCGCCAAAACGGTGTTCTACAAAGAACCCCTCATCATACACAGCCTGTGCCTCTTGAATGCAAACCTCTGGTATCTCTATGTCCATCTTGAGATACCAAACATCATTATCTCTGCACCAAACTACAATCTGTTTATGACTCATCTTCCTATCACCATAAACCTTTCCATGCCGTTGTCTAATGTTTTTGTCCCACTATACATTACGTCCACGAACTCAGCCTGTTCTGCAAGTTCTTCTGGACCACTCACACAATTAATGTGGTCCTTTTGTATTTAATATTAAATACTGGTTCAAACATTACATTGGTCAAATAACATTTGTATGTGTCATCATCCTTACGAGACTTGTTAAATTTATAACTAATCTTTTTTACATCAGGATCAAGATCAAAATTGGTGATATAAGAAACACCATGTTGAAATAACAGAGGAACCATAAAATTTGCATACCACCCACCAAGAAGAACAACTGACTTTGGAAACATCATAAGTTCTGATAACTCATTTACGATCCATAACTTACTTTCTAATTGAGATCGGTTCATAGAATCCGTTACTCTTTTAAGTAGGTATATTTCTTTTTCTGTTGCTGATATTGCATTCTTCCAATCATGAGCTAACTCTGGAGTAAATTTCAAATAGTCCATAAAGATTTTAACTCCTCAACATTATTAGTCTCTGCACTATTATTAAACAAACAAATTTTGTGGTCTTCTCTGAAAATATTCTTCTCCATATCATCAGGAAAAACATTACCCTTATACCAAGAGTAAATATCACCCTGTGGGAACCCTTGAATGTAACCGTCTTCTTTCCAAGGGTCATACCAATGATGAACAAAATAATTATCTAGACTAGCATATGTGAAGAAGATAACCTCTGCATTATCTTTAACATGTTGCAACACAGGTTTCATCTGTCCTCTGTTCCATCGAATGACAGAAGAATTTAATGGTGTCGATATATATTTTGCATAATTCTTCTTGACTGTTCCAATATCGTTCCACCACCCACGGACAATCCAAGGTTTTTGCATTGGTAATTCAAAGAAATATTTTAGGTCTTGATGTATGATTACATCTAGGTCAAGAAAAATAAACTTGTCACCTTCTACATAATCATCACTAAACATATAACACTTACGCCAAGCCCAGAAGAAGTTCTTACTTGGGATGTAGTGGTGGTCAAGATATGTTGGAAGTTGTATATCGTATTCATGAGTTGGGTTGTCGGTGAAACAATAGAAGTTAAAATCAATAGAGCAGTTTTTCTCGCACTGTTCTTTTAACTTCTCAACATAGGAGTCATCATATTTATCTCCCCACTTCATACATAATATATTATTCATCTTCATCCTGTTCATAGATAAATTTATGTTCCTTATGTTCGTATTTTCTAAAACGAGATAAGAAAAATCTCACCCTGTAAATAAATTTCTTAATTTTCATTATATATCTCTTTGTATTTGTCGTATAAAAAGTCTGCAATAATTTTATGACCCGCAGCATTAGGGTGGGAATCAGTTTTAGACATCCTAAATTTGGCGCCGCCCTTGCGCTGTCGTGACCATCTGCCGGGTTTATCATGTGGGTCTTCTTCATCAAAAATATGATCAATACAATATCCACCAAGTTCATTCATTATTGGCCAACCTATAAATTTGATTCCTATATTTTTTTCAATGTAATTGATATAAGGACTTTCAATTATTTCTTTTGCAGTCATTCTACGACTGTCGTTTACTTTATAAAAATCGAGGGTTTCATTTGGACCTCCTACAGAACAATCAATAGTTTCTAATTTGGTTGTGCTATAAAAGGGTATATTAAAAGTTCCTTGAATAAAAAGATAAGGTAAATCTTTCAAAAGTTTTTCAGCATGTATAAATGTTCTCAGGGTGTTGCGAGTTGCATGAAAAACATTTTGGTTTTCTAAAATAAATTTATTCATACCCTCTGTATCACGAGGAGTAACATGGCGCCATTTATTCCAACTTTTACGGTGTTGAAATCCTATTCTCTGCCATTCACTCCACATCAAAACAATAAGACCAATGTTCTTTTCGTTTAATACAACATCAAGAGTTTTTGCTAAAATTTGGTCATTACCCGAACCACTACTACCAAGATTTACACATTCCATATCAAGCATATTTGAAAGATGTTCCGGCCATCTTGGAAAATCAAAGTTTAAGTTAGGACTTTGATCTGAATTTAAATAGTGCTCTGTAAAACTACATCCAATGGCAATGAGTTTTTTTCTAGAAGACTTGAACATTATACTTCTCCATAAATCTAGTAGCGTCACGGGGTGAGTCAACCATTGGTTCACCCTTGATATTTAGTGATGTATTCAAAAGCATTGGACAACCTGTTGCATCGTACCATTCCTCCAGAATAGGACGAATGACAGACTTACAGTTCTTCTTTACGACCTGTACTCTCGCAGTTCCATCAACGTGAGTGACAGACTTGTAATCGTGTTTTGCGGTGGCAACAAACTGCATGTATTCGTTCATTGGTCCTTCGAAGTATTCGTCTGCATACTCCTCTAGGATTGCTGGTGCGAAAGGACGAAACCTCTGTCGTCTCTTGATGTCATTTACTGTGTCTTTGATATCGTATCTTGGGTCGCCTAGTAGAGAACGATTACCCAAGGCTCTAGGTCCAAACTCTGCTCGACCATGTGCAATGCCACATACTCTGTTCTTCACAAGTTCTTGAATAACACCATGAACCCATATTGGACGGTCAATGTCAGTTCCAAGATACGGACCTTCCCATTGCAACTTCTTTTTCTGTACAAGTGATGCAGCACCAAGTGCAGAACCAGCATCACCCGGCGATGGCATAATCCATATGTTCTTGCCTTGTATCTTACTGTTTGCGACACAGTTCAACGCACACCCACCCATGAGAATGATATTCTTTTTGGGACACATATCAACTAACTCTAGAAGTTTTCTCTCGTATAGAGATTGTACAGATGCAGCAAGGTCTTCTGGTCTTGCGTCTTTCCAGACATTACCAACCCCACGATGATTGTTCAACCATAGTAAAGGTTCTAGGTCATATATTGGTTCACCAAACGCAGCCATACCCATCGTGATATATTCATCCTCGTTGGGTTTCAGTCCTATACGTTGTGTGATTGCAGAGTACAGAAGTCCTAGTGAGTATGGATACTTCCAAGACTTCACCTTCTTCATGTTATCCCAAATAGAAACAGTGTCCCATTCACCGATTGCATCCACAACAATAATATTGCAGTCATCGAATGGTGCAGTATAATACCCCGCCGCAGCATGGGACTCATGGTGACGAAAACTCACATCATACTTGAGACGAGGTTTCTTCCACTTCTGTCCGGCATAGAGTCGTCTTAGATTTTTGGAAAATGGTTTCTCATAGTATGCAACTACTGCGTCACGATTATCTCTTATCTTTGACAGTTGATACCAGTGAAGGTATTTGTCACCCTTTTTTCTACTGTGTCTCTCTGCATGAGATGCAAAAACAATCTTATTATCTTCTAGGACACAAATAGCAGCATCATGAAAACCTTCTGATATACCTATGATCATGTAAAGGGAACGAATACTCCTGTGATGTTACCCTCATCATCTTTATGAATCTCTGTATTTTCATTTCTAAAAACTTGATAAAGTGCAAGAATTTCAATTGGACTACTTGCTTTTCTGATAGCAGTCTTTGCATTCTTTGACCTTTCAGATGTGTCAGAATCCTTAACTTCATCTTTTTCGAAAATACTAAGTTTTAATGAGAACAATCTCTCTTTGTCTTCTGCATTCTCAAAATCAAAATTACTAAAGAACCTAAAGATTTCTGAATTATTTTCTATTGGGTCACTACCAGTATATAAACCAGAACGTTCTGCATAACGATCAAATGCATCCTTAAATTCCTGACGAATAATATCATTTGCAGCCTTAGTGCGACCTTCAATATCCTCATAAGAAGTTACTTCTAGAAGAGCCTGAAATTGTTCATCTTCTTCATCCACCTTAAGATAGTGTTCACGGTAGATGTTCATATCATCTTTCCAGAGAATCTTTACAGTATCCAACTCTGGATTTGTGTAAGTGACATCCGCAATTTTATCTGTCCAAAAATATGCCATTTTAATAGTCCTTATACCTGTGTAATTTTAAAGGTGTATGTTGAGATGGTACTTGGTGAACCATCTGGAAATTCCTGTGCCCGATAATCATCGAGTCCAACCTGTAGAGTCTGATAGTTACCACTGCCATCAAGTCTTGTATCAACCATTGCCGTACCTCTGGAATTACCAGCTCCATCAATGTTGTATGATAATTTATTCCCTGCCGTATCTTCTGCCGCATAGTGACGAATATCGTTCTTTAGAATTGTATTAAAAGAACTCGTATCAGAGGTCAAGTCAACCTGATTTAAGTTGTGTCTGCTCGTGTATCAAGAAAGATTGGAGTGGACGAACCAGATACTTCGGTATAGTTTGCAACTGATGCAGAGGTAGAGATCGTATATGTTCCGTTTGTATATGTACTCTCACTAGCAGCAACAATTCCAGTCAGAGTTGCATAGATAAAGGTATCTAGATAATCTGTAAGAGACATTGCAACAATATCATTACCATCATAGTATGCGGGGAATGCAACGTTGTTCGTGTCACCAGTTGCACTGAGTGCAGTGTTATATGTTGGTCCTGTAACCTTGTC